GCCAGGAAGTTGCATTATTTGACGACTTTCGTGCCAAATGGTTTTCTTTTTCTTTACTTTTGAATCTAACCGATCGCTATCCCCTTAATGTTGGTGTCAAAGGGGATACAGTAGCGTGGAGTCCGTCTTATATCTATTTCACATGCCCTAAGCATCCTCGTGAACTGTTTTCTGGTCTTGCGATTCACGATGAAGGCTGTCTTGCTCAGCTTACTCGTCGCATAGCAGATGTTCGTTATGTTGGTCCTCCTGGTGGTGAATACGATGCAGTCCCAGCTCCTTATGCAGATATTTTCAACCATTAACGCCTTAGATAGTCTAGTTCAGTATTTGTAAGCTATCTAAGTTCATTCATTATTTATCATGAAAGCTGCTGGTGGTGGTTTCTCTGCATCCGGTCAACATTCCGGATCCTTATTTGACTATGATGCTACATCTTTAACCCAGTCTGGTTCCTCTGCTAACGAAAGCATGGAGGTCTGTACCGAAGAGTTGGGTAAGCGTAAACGTTGTCATATTCGTGCGACCAAACAACATAACAACCTTAACCAATCTACTCGTAATCATGAAACGAGAGTTTATGACAATGATATTCTAGCCAATAGTGGTAGCCAACGTCTGGTTAGTTTGTCTATGAAAACGGGTAAGCGTCTTGGTAGCGTTGATCACGTAGGCCCGTTTTTGGCTAACCTTAACCAGAATGGTCGCGTTAAAAGTAGTTGGAATGCTTCTTTTATTTCTGATCCTTATGCTGTCACCATGAATGATGATAGTGACGTTCCTCCTAAGGTGACTTGCACTGGTCTTAATCAGCGTACTGTTGTTATGCAATGTTTCCGTCATCGTATGTCTTCGAATCCTACTACAACAAGTGGATCAGTTGTTGCAAACGTTACAGGCAATATTGTACAGGCGGCGTACCCTGGAGACACTACTGGTAAACCTCATATTTTGTTTCCTAACAGTCTTTCGACTGTCAATAAGGTTTATATGAAGGAAGTCTATCCTTTTACCGATGCTGCAGGTACCGCTGCTGATGATAAGATTACTAGTGCTTTTTCGAAAGAGGTTCCTGGTCGTGTGTCGTTCTCTGCTATTAATCGTCCTGATTTGGAGGATATGTCTTGGAATTTGAATAAATTGAAGCTTAATTCTCCTTTTTTTTCTTCGACGTTGCCATCCATATCAAGTTATACGCAGAACCAGGTTCCTTCCTTTCAAATAGCAAAGCATCGTCGTCAGAGTACTTTACAACAGAATAACTTCCAGCAAACTGTTGCTGGTGATTTAGGGCCTACTGCTCCTACTTCTGGTGATAAGATTTCGCCTTATATTTATAAAGCTTGTTTGCGTTTTGGTGTTGTTGAATATGAACTTATGAATAAGAATGACCTTGGTTGTCATGTTGAGTTTATTGTCTATAAGTTCAAGAAAACTGCCAATTTGTCAGCTGACGAAGGTGATTATCAGGATCCTATTACTAGCCCTACTAGTCCTGCAAATTCTAGCGCTAAAGCCCATTATCCTTTGAACAAAGTGTTTGAGGCTTGTGGTCAAGGTTATCTTAACACTGTTGGTGATGACTATGCTACTGAAAATTTGCAGGGTCGTACTCCCAAGGAGGTTGATATCTTTACGAATCCTGCTTATCCTTTATTCCCAACGCTTCGTAAAACTGTTGCTTCTATGCAACCTTGTGTTGAAGTTATGAGGAATAAGTTTGCTATGTCAGCAGGTTCTCGTCGTACTATGAAGATTCATTTACCTGGTGAACTGTATGACCCTTGTTCAATTCGTAATGCTTCTATTCCTAAGGATGAAGCTAAGAATGGTCAGCAACTTGTAACTAACGCTAATGATGATAGGAAATTAGGTCCTCAGTTGATGCCTGATAATTTACCTATTCTCGATGAGTATTCATATGGTATTGTTATTGCTGTGAATGGACAGAAAATGTCTAGGTTTTTTGAGAAACCTTCTACTTATTCAGGTACGTCTACTTGCACTGGCGCAATTAGTGATGGTTGGGATGGTACTTCTGCGTATCAAGGCCTTCAACCATCTCTTTTTTCGTGGCCTTCTGGTCAAGGTCCTTGGCCTTATAACCCAATGATGTTTCGTGATGCGGATAATCCCGGTATTTTGCAGCATAGTGCTAATGGTGTTTACAATTATTGTATTGTTCCACCTACCCCTATGCCTGGTGCTCCAGGTGTTACTGGAGATGCTGCTTGTTTTCGGTTTAAGCTATATACTTGGATGGATCCAGTTAACCCTGCTAGTGTTGATTGCTATGCTGATGTTTCTTCATTTCAGTTTTATAGTATTCAACAGGGTTATTATTATGGTCCGAAACGTGGTTGTGGTTTTGTTAAATGGCCTTCTCAACAAGGTGCTCCTGTTGAAATTTATCGCGTTTATTACAACCCATCGTCTACTAACCTTCAATTTGATCCTTCTACTTGCCCGGAATTGGTTTGTATTGGTTCTAATGCGTCGACACTTTACTTTCCTCAACCATTGTCATTTTTTTTCAATGACTATTACACAGGCGCTACAGGTGTACCTGCAGCGCCCCCTATTCAGTATCCTATGGGTGATAATTACGGTGCTTTTCATGTTGATTATTGTGCCACGTACACTGAGCATATTGGTGCTTGTGTATATAAGGAACCTAATGAACGTAATTTATATGATTGTGGTCAACCTGATATTCCAACTCTTGAGTTTGGTACTGCTTCTGCTTCTATTCCTGTTGCCGACGCATCCAAGGTTGCCTCTGAGCATGGTCGTATTATTCTTCCTGCTGCCGCCGCTGTTCGTGGTACTGGCAGTAGTAATTATGATGGTACTACCTGGTCGCAATCGCAATCTGGTTCTACTGTCGGTGGTGCTAATAATGGCAATCCTACATAATTTACTATGTGGAAAGCATTTTGTAATTTTGTTTGTCGTAAGCTTGGTTGTGTCATTACAATTGAGCTCGAAGTTGAAGATCCTTCTGATTTAGAAGAGGTTCACAATTTCGACCAAAATGGCGTACCCTCGTAGATCATATGCTCGCTCTTACAAACCTAGACGCTCTTATGCAAAGCGTTCTTATAAGTATGGCCGTCGTAAGTCTGTTTATCGTCCTCGCAGACGTTTTTCCCGTAGATAGATTTAAATGTTACGGGATGTATATATAATATAAATAATTAAAGTACTTTACAATTCGCTAATACGTATACTTCCCATAGGAGGAAGTAGGTGTTCCATATCTTCTGGAATCTGCGCTGGATAGTAATCCATGTCGAGAGGATACCTTGTGTGATCCTCTGCTCTGTTGTTTGTGTATTCACCACCCGCTGCTCTAATGCTGCCCACTTCAATGGTTGCCGTTGGGACTTCTGATCCAGCGTAACTTTGCACGATCCTTCCGATGTCATTCCAGTTGAATACCTGTCGTCCTGCAGCTGTGGGCATATGGTGCCCCTGGCTTATTACTCGAACGGTTCGTGCAACTCTTGCTTGTCTTCTATTATTGTTTGATCGCCATCTCCATAATATTCTATTATTATATCGATGACGGGCACCTCTCTGTCGTGCGCGCATCTGGTTGCGCATTGTATTGACCCATTGTCTTCTATGGTGTGGCATTGTATTTATGGCGCTTAAATAAGCGCCGCGGTGGGAACTTTAGAAGTGGGGGTACAGTATTACCCCCCACTTCTCAAGGTATTCCACGTTTTCGTGGAGTACCGCCCCCCCCGCCGGAGGCGAGAAATTTTTTGGCGATATCGCTAAATATTTAGGGTGTTCACGGCCCCTCCCTAGTGGAACGTTTTTTAGCGATAAGTACGCCGCGGCATGAATATTCCACGTTTTTCATGGGAGCCCGCTAGAAAAAATTTCTGTGGCTGGATTTTTTGGACCAGACCCCACCCCATGCGTGGGATTTGTTCCCCCTCAAATAACTTCGACCCCTCGAATTCATGCCATCCCTCTTTGAACAAGTCGTAGGATGTCCAGCAAATCCTGGATCTTCACCCTCAACAATTATGACGGAGAACGAGACCGTCAGTGGCTTGAAGACGCCGCTCTTCAGCACTGCGCCTACATGTGCTTTCAAAGAGAACTTGCCCCCACTACCGGAACCCCCCATCTCCAGGGATGGCTCTATCTTCTTGCCCCCCGGACTATGCGAGGACTTAAGACAACCGTCTTTGCACCGCAGCGATTGCAGGGCGTCCACCTTGAAAGGGCTCGCGGATCTCGTGACGAATGCTTCCAGTACTGCAGCAAGGAGGAAACGCGAGATCCGTCTCCTGGATTTGCTTTCCAAGAATTTGGAAGATTTGACGACGTCCCTGAGGGACGCGGACAGGGTGCGCGAAATGATCTCACTGCAGTTGCGAGAGCTGTACGAGATGGAAGCTCTTTAAGACAGGTGAGTGAAGATTTCCCTGTCGAGTATATCAAGTTTTCTACTGGAATTACGAAAATGTTTTACCTCCATCATGCCGTTCCACGTCCTCGTGGTCTTGATAATGCATTCACTATGCCTCATGTTGAATGGATCTATGGACCCACTGGTACTGGTAAGACACGTTATGTCTATGAGCAGCATGAGGATTCAAAAATCTTTCGTAAAACCAATGGTGACGCTTGGTTCGATGGTTACCATGGCCAGGAAGTTGCATTATTTGACGACTTTCGTGCCAA